TGGCCACGATATCGATTACGCTCTCCGGCAACCGGTCGATGATGATCTCCGGCCGTTCGAGGTGTTCCAGTGTTTCGAAGGACACGAATGCCTCGTATCCCTCCATCGGGACCGTGTGGATGTCGCCGACCTCGAACCGCCGCGCCGGATACTGAGCCCGCGCCAGATCAACGGCCGCCGGATCGATATCCACGCCGAAAGGGTCGCACGTCTCCGCCAGGATGTCGGTTCCGTAGCCCATACCGCAGGAGCAATCGAGCACGCGCTTGCCGCCGAGGACGGACGCGGCGTATTCGTAGCGCTCCATGTGCATCCGCTTTTCCGGCTGCTCAATCGCCATCTCGGCGATGTTCATCCATTCCGGCATATTTAGAATTGATCTGCCTGCACTGTCATCTGAGTCCCGCCGGCGATCTCACGAAGCGACTGCGCGAGGCCTCCGGAATACAGCGCATGGAACTTCTCAACGATGTCGTACTGGGCTTCCGTCATTTCACTATCCTGCAAACAATATGCAGCTCCCGCTGAGCCGCCGCGATGTCGGAAACCGAGCGGATATCGTAAGTGAGACCCGAGCTGGGGTTATAAACTTGCATCGACGTATCGACCACCACTCCCGGCATGTACCGGGTTCTCACGATCACTTCTCCCAGTGAGATCTCGCGGTCCGCTTCGACCACCATGGCCGCGCCAGCTCGCATGGCTGTGACCAGCGCCGGTTCGAGCGCGCCCCAGAACTGGATCGAGACCGTGTACGTCTGCTTTCCGTTCGCATCCAGCACGATTTCATCCCGCGCCGCGTTGTAGGTTGGGACCATCAGGCTCAGATACTGGCGGAATTGGCCTGCGCCGTAATAGGCGGTCTGGCCCTGAAAGGCTTTCATTAGAGCCCCACGTCGTGGAGGCCGCTAAGCCACTCTTGAAAGCGCCAGAAAGCGTAAAGCACCAAGTACCAAAGCCTGCGGAGCCACATCAGAATCCCTGCCCTATCGGATGAAAGTTCCGGTCTAGATCAAGCAGCGCCTTGACCCCGTAAGGCATGTCGGTCGGCATCGAGTCGATCAGCGTGGCTTCGCGGTTCTGATACATATCTGCGGCCAGCAGAATGATTGCCTGCTTGTAGTTCTGCGGCACTGAATTCGCCGTGTACGGGACGCCCGTCTGGTTCGGCGTCGTCTTGACCGCCAGCACGATATCGTTCGCGTCCGTGACGGTCTGAACCGAGCAGCTCGCCCCGCCGATCTGCATGAACGATCCGGCCATCGTCGGATCGAACAGGCTGCCCGAGGCCCAGGAAACGAGCAGCCCGCTCGCGTCTACATTCACCGTTCCGGCAAAGGCCGAATAACCGGCGACAAAGACGATCTGGATAGGATCCATGGGCAGCAGGACCGTCGTTGGCCAGATGCCCGAATACGGAAGGAAGATCCGGCCCGGCTGCGAGTCGAGGTCGAGCAGGTAGTTGCCCTCGGTGTTGGCATACCCCTGCTGCATGTTGAAGAGATTCCCGTTCACATCCATATAGGTGAACGTGGTGATCGACTGCAGCGGCGGCCGCGGAATCTCGATGTAGTTGAACTTGTAGTACTCGGCCAGCGTCGAGAAATTGCGCGCGACGTTGGTATACGAGCGCCCCGGCCAGTGCCGCAAGGCATACCGCCAGGACTGCGGCATGAGCGCGATCGCCGCCTGGCCTTCGATGAGCCGGCGGGATGCCGAGATGTAACCGGCCACCATGGAGGCGTCGGCTGACGTCGTGATACGCGAGTGCAGGGTGACGTCCGCCACCGACACTGGTTCCCCAGTGGGCGGCGTCACCAGGGTGAGGCCGGCGTACATGGTTTGCTCCTCGCGTCGTCAACGACGCTAGATTGGAAAGTGGTGGGGCTGAAGACGAGAGCGCCTGGTTGACCATGTCGCCAGGAGGTCGGACCCGACAAAGAGGGCTGATGGGCACGGTAGCTCAGATGGTCCCCGTGACGCCGTGAAAAGTTAACACGGCACATCGCCCTAAATCGGTTCAGCCCCGCTGTCCTTTAAGATTGGAACCGAGCTGGCGAAATGCGCGGGATGGCCCAACGCGGCCAGGGCGCGCGGTATTCCAGCGGCGATAGCGTCACGGATCAGCCCGGACCTGCCTCGCTGGGGCGGACGGGCGGCGGTTCGAATCCGCACGCCAGCCTGAAATTTACGCCGTCACGAGCGAATGCCACTGCCCGGCGGTGCAGCAGTAGAAGGTCGCCGTCTTGTTGGCCGCCACGCTGAGGGCGGTGTTTGCCGAAAGCGCGTTGATGATGTCTCCGGTCTGCGGATAGACGTACATCGCGTTGGCGGCCGCCGCGTTGATCACGACCACATCGAGGCCCGCCACCGATATGGGCAGCTTTACCGAGTCGTTCCCGGTTGCGACCGTGGTGATGCGGTTGATGGCCGCCGCGAGCTGCAGGGCGTTCGTCTGCCCGCCGCCGGCATGCGCCGTAAGGTTATCCGTGCTCGAAACGACGGTCTGGCTTCCGACCGAGGTCCGGAAGGCGAACTGAACCACGCCGCTCGTTTTGTCGACGAACTCCATGTCCGCGCCGGTGTTGCGAGTGAAAACTCCGAATACATCGCTCATTTGAAATCTCCTAAGATGGCAAGCCGCCCGAAGGTGTCGAACAAAAAATAGAGGGAGCTGGATAAACCAACTCCCCCAAGGGAAAGAGTTTTAGGTCAGAACGGTGGCAGAGCCCTGATAAGCCAGACGGCCGGCGCTCAACACTGCAAGCGCGGCAATCAGCGTGGCGCTTCCACCAGCCAGAACGAGCTGCGCATAGCAGAGCCCATCCGTGTTGCCTTCCAGCTCCGCCGAGTCGATCTCGATGGTGTAGAGGCAACCGGCAACCGACGTCGCCGGCACAAAGCCGGTCGTGGTCGCGATTGTTGGCCCGGCCAGCACGTCGCCGGACGGTGTGGTGACCTGTTTGTAATACCGGAAGCCCATCGCGACGCTACCAGCGCCGGCGGCCGAACTTGCGATATTGACCGTGACTCCGGTCGGCGTGGCAGAGCCATTGGCGCCGAGCAGAATCAGAATCGAAGCGTGCGCCCAGCCCTTCATCGAAAACCATTGACTGGTCCCGACAACTGTCGAGCTGGAAGACACCGGGCAAAGCAACGGTACGACGTGCCCGGCTTCGGAAATGTTAAATCCTTGCATTCTTTTTTCTCCTGAGATTGAATTTCCGGAGCGGGCAGGAAGGCCCTATCGAAGAGCCTTCCCGTCGCGCTGAGGAGGTTGAAAAATTACGGCCGGGCTGCGAGCGCAACGAACGGAGACAGCGTGTTCGTGCCGTTGAAGGGGGTCAGAGCGGTGTGCCAGATCGGCTGGGCATCGGCGCGCCAGATGAACCGGTAGGTCATTTCGTCGGTCAGGAACTTCACGTGCATCGACGCCGCGGACTGCATGTCCTTCTGGATGCGAACCACCTGGCTCATATCCGCGAGGATGATGTCGCCCAAGGTTCCCAGGGTCTGCGCCTGCTCGATCGGGACCACGGGACGGTTCAGCAGCCGGGCGAATCCGTCCTGGAACTGCGAGCCAGGAGTGTACGCGCCGACGCCGGCGGGCCCGATGCCCTGCACGACCGACGATCCACCAGTCCCGACAGCCAGGGACATCGTGAGCAACTGCTGCTCGGTGTCCTGGTTCACGAACCAGCAGGAGTTCAGCCGGCTGCGCGCATGCAGGCGGTAGTACATCTTGGTGACGTTGTTGAACACGATGGTCGCCGTCGCCTGTCCGCTCTCTTTCGCAATCGTGATCAGCGCGGGCGAGTTCAGGATGCCGAGCGGCATTCCGGCGCCGGTGCCGTTGATCATGCCGTCGTCCATCCGGAACGCGAATTCCTCACCGAACCCCTGCATGGCCAGCGCGCCGAAAGAAGGCGCATCGACCAGCAGTTCGTCGGTCGTGTACATCAGGCCCGTTAATTTCTTAAGCACGAGCGTGATCAGGCGAAACTTCGGCTTGGTGGCGTTCAGCGCGTCCGCTTCGTTCTGCCAGTAGGCCAAAATGCCGCCCCACCGGCTGCCGTTTTTCCGGCTCTGCTCGTCGATGCCGGGGATGTTGACCGTGTTGGTTGTCTCCGCGATCGGCAACTGGCGGGTCTTGGTGTAGACCTGGCCCACGTCATGCGCGATCATGACGATTTCCTGCGAGTACTCCGGATAAACGAGGAATCCGCCGTCTGCGGGAACCTGCTCCGAGGCTCCGGCCGGTCCTGTGCCGAGGCGCTTCTGATACCGGTTGTTCAGCTCGAGCAATCGCTTGTCGACTGCGGCCGGATTGCCCCCCGACATGGCGGCGTTGCGGACGGCCAGCATCTGGGCGCCGAATCCGCGGCCAACACGGTCCTTGCGAGCTTCTTTCGATTCGCCCGATACAGGCTCGTCACCGAACAGGCATTCCTTGTCGCGCCAGTTGTCGCGCACTTCGGCCGATCCGGCCGGGTTGTCGTTCGGGATGTTCGAGAGCGCGGCGGCGCGCTGCTCGGCGTTGAGCGATGCGGTGATGCCTTCCGCCAGGGTGGTAAAGCCATCGAAGCGGGTCAGCTCTTCCGGATTCATCGCCCGGTTTTCGGTTGTGGCGACTGCCAGAATTGCCTTTGCGTCGGCGAGCCGCGCGTCACGGTCCTGCTGCAATTGCAGCGTCCGATTTGCCATTGGTGTTTCTCCTCGCGTCCTCACGACGCTAGTGATTTTTGGATTTTGACTGCTGGTACTACAGAGCCTTTTTTGGCCCTTGCCGGAAACTACGAACTGTTTTATGCTTCCCTGTGATGCGGAAGCACACGCTGAACCCGCCGACAAACGGCGTCTCGCAATTGATGCGGTATGGGCGAGTGCCCACTGTCGCCGCACTTCTCAACGATTCCGAATTCCTCACCCTTCTTCGCGGGCTTCCCCACGCCGAGGAGCGCCTTGAATTTCTGCAAAAATGCCGGACGGAAACTGAGCTTGGGTTACAGCTAAAGCTCTGGGAAACCATCAAGCGAGTGGTTCAACCGTCCTGGGAACCGCCGGGCGGCTGGCGGGTTGCCCCGCGCCGCCGCCCGCGCTCGGTGGGCGAAACAAAAGAAAACTACGCGACCTTGAGTAGTCGTAGACGCGCCGAACACCGGTCGTACTGGGCAGCAATTTCAAGCTTGAGCGTTTCCGCTGCCGCCAGCGCCGCCAAATCGGGAGCCGCTTCAGCCGTCGTCGCATCGTACGCAGCGAAGCTGACTACAGATCCCTCGACCAGCTTAGCCTTCTCGATCACGCGGACCTTCTGGCCTGACTGGTATTCCCAGCGCGGCCGGAGAATGAAGAAGCCAGCGGACGACCGTTTGATGTCGCCGCGCCGCATCGAGACGAGAAGATCCGACGCCCACTGAGTATCCGGCGCGTCGGCTTCGAAGTAGAGACCGTCCGCCCTCTCGAAGAAGCGGGCAGTCCCGGCGGATTTACAGCCAATGACGTACCGTGCGTCATGAGCGAACAGGGCGCACGGATCGTCATTCGAATCCGCCAGCGCCTCGGTAAAGCAGCCCGGCTCGTAAATCTCTTTGAATCCGCCCAGGTCCTGCGAGAGTTGGCCGTATGGCGCGATCAGGCAGGTGATTTGCCGGTTGCTGGCGTGGACCGTAGCGCGGGTTTGGAAGCTGCGCAGGTGAAGCTCGATGTCGCTGCCTTCGTATCCGAACGAGATCCGATGCCGAGGCGCACCGGTAGCCCACCGGCGCATCCCCGCGACGGTCGCGAACGGGTTGCTGTCCAGCTCATGCAGGCTTGAGATCGCCGCGAGCAGCGCGTCGTGCTCGCTCTTCAGCGGAGCTGGATCGACTTTGGCGTCTTTGAGGTGTCGCGCGGCGTGGTTATAAACGCCTTGGCGATCGCCAGACGGAATCGAGCTACCACCCCGAGCGCCGTTGAGGGCTCCGATAATACTTTGGCAGGCTTTGACATTGGCCGCTCCGATATCTCCGCCTCCGGAAACTTCATGATGGGGGAATTTGTAAGCATTTTTCTTGGTGGCGTCCTTCTCGCCGTCGACCCAGGCGTATTCCTTGCGGTAGTAGCTCGCCGATTGATCGCCCTTCAGCCGCGCTTCAGCCGCCGGTCCGTCCCATGCGCCGTCAGACGTGGCGGTCGAGTGCGGTGCGATCGCAGCCGCGGCAAGCTCGCCCGTGCGCACGGAATCGCCTTTTGTGCGCACGGCAAGCGCACGCTTCGGACTGCGCGCCATTCCCAGCAGCTTGCACATGTCGTCCGCCGCGTCGTCCATGCCGCCCACCTGGTCGGCCAGCATCGGAACAGCGCAGTTGGAACCGGAGGCCTGGTAACATCCCGCCTGTGTATCGATTATCGACTGCGCCGTCACGTTCCGATTCTTCGCGACCAGCGTCACGAACATGTCCCGCTGTCGATCGACTTCCGCCTGCGCATCGGCTTTAGCGCCAGTGCTCAGCGCGGCGTGCGGATTGCCGTCGAGCTTCTTGTCACCGGCTGAGATGTAGGTGTACTTCAGCCCGTCCTGCTTGTCCGCTTCCGATTGGTCGACGTGCAGCATGTAGACGCCGATCGATCCGACTCCGGCGACGGAGGTCAGATAGAGTTTGTCCATGCAGGAAGCAAGGGCGTAAGCGGCCGAGTATGCGGAATCATTGCTGACACCGTACATCGGCTTCTGACCCCGAAGGCCGGAGAGGTAACTCGCCAGTTCGAACATGCCGGAGCTTTCTCCGCCAGGCGAGTCAAAATCGAACAGGAGCCCTTGTACCGAGTCGTCGTCCATCGCGGACTGGACCGCCTGCATGATGCTTCCGTAGGTGGTCAGTCCCGACATGGCATCCATTCCCGTCGAGCGCTTCACCAGGGTTCCGTGGACTTGAATGAGCGCCAGGCCCGGCTGGATGTCGTCGCCTTCCTGATCGGACGGCTCGCTCGACATGTCGATGTCGTCGGTATCCGGGATCGTTGGAATCGCGCCCGCGAACCCGAGCCGCGGGCCCAGGACATGCAGGATCGCGTTGAACTTCGCCGGATGGACCATCAGCGGCTGGTTGAATAGCCGGGTTGCCAGGTGGACGAGGGATTTCATTTTGCGGGCTCCTTAATCTGGTCGTTTGGCTTTTCACCGGCTGCCAGGGCTGTCGGGCCGGGATCGGGCGGTGTCGGCGCGCCGGGCTGATTCGGGCCGGGCTGTCCTTGCGGCGTGTAATCGGCTGCCGGCATCATGGCGGATTGCTTCCAGGGCTCGTTTGCGAGCTTGCCGGGCAGGGGATTCAGGCGCAGCCGCTTGCGGACTTCGTTCTGGACCATGACGCCGCTTGTGGTCAGCGATCCATAGAAGGCGGCCTGCGCCGCCATGTCGCCCATCGTCAGAGCCAGGCTGTCGAAGCGGACGCAGACGTTATCGCGATCGCGCGTGGATAGCAGCGAGAACTCGATTTCTGCTTCCCAGTTCGCGGCCCACGGTCCGAAGGTGTAATCGACATACTCTTTGCCCGCGTTCTCGACGTTGTTATTTGTTGCCCCCAGCAGCGAGGCGATCCGATGCGGCGGCATTTTGTACATGCGTGCGATGTCGTCGACCGAGAACTGCATGAGCTGCAGATACTGAGCGTCGACCATCTTCGCGCCGGTTTCCTGCCACTTCGCGCCTTCCTCGAGGATGGCCACGCGGTGTGCGTTCGGAAGGCCCTTGTGCTCTGTGTTCCAGCCCTCGCCGAGACTCGCGCGCGCCTTATCGCTCAGCTTGCCGGGATACTGGATCACTCCGTTCGGCGTGGCGTCGTTTGAAAAGAACCGCCCGCCGTGCTCAGTCATCGCCATTGACGCGCCGACGGTCTGCTTGTGCAGATCGATCGGTGACAGGCCGATATCACCATCCATCCCGAGGCCTCGCAGGTGAAGCATGTTCTCCTGCGGGATCCACTTCGTGGGCGGCTGGCCGTTCTGAAATTTGTACCGGTAGATCAGCGGCGCGTTCGGTACCAGGGAGGTGCGCCTGATCTCCACGCGGTCCGGACGCCAGGGCCACAAGGCGACCACCTGGCCGCGCCCGCTGGTCTCGATCTCTGCATAGGCGTTTCCGAAGAGCATGACCCAGGTCTGCATCAGCCGCTTGAACCGGAAGGCGGTCATCTGTGGATTCGCTTCGTACTGCAACAAGCTCCACAGATAGTGCGATGTGGCGGGATATACGCCATCGTCCCGCTTGTAATACGTCAGAAGCGGCGCCGTGGCGATGTCATCCGATCCTGCGCTCACGCAGGCCCAGACGGCCGTTACCTGCAGAGCGTTCTGCGGCGAGACGAGCTTCCCCGTGTATGTTGGATTCCCTTGGGCCTGGAAGTCCATCATCATGTCCAGATCTGAAATGGACATGCGCTGTTCGATCTGTCGGGCTGCTCTGCGGACTAGGTTCATTGGCTGATATTTTTCAGACAGGCCATGTGCTCGGCCATTCCGGGATCGGTCAGAAAATCCAGATGGGTGGTTCGAACTGGTGACTGACCTTCTAACGTGACCTGGCGGATGATTCGATACCGCTGGGGGCCTACCAATTCGGGATAATAGACGACTTTCATTTTGGGTCCGCTACGAATGCTGGTTGCCGTTTTCGATCTGTGCGAGGGCTGCTGCTGTTGGCGTTCGCTGCGTACTGGCTACTGAATCCGCCGCCCCCGCAACAGCAGGAAACCTGCTACCGAAGACAGGTAGCGAACGGCTCAAGAATTGTTTTCAGCGGATATTAAAGTGGAAAGCCAGAAGAGTAGAAGACCAGCCACAATAAAACCCGAAGGCCTGTAAACCATCCAGCATCCATAAGCGACGGAACTCATCCCGCCGAAGAAGAAGATCTGCTCACAGGCTCGGGGAACAATCGCGGAAATGACTCCGGCGACACGTTTATAAGCTGCTTTGAATCTCATTCAGATGGTTTGAATTCCGCGTGTCTCATACACGCTGACCTCGGGCCGGACCGCTCTGCTGGCTCCCATGATGGCTGCCACAATCGCATCGATCCGCTTGCTCGACTTGCCCCGATCCGGTTTACTTGGCCTCACGTTATCGTTGAACCGAACCAGCGTCAGGCAGTCCGCGCACCACCGAAGCAGCGGGTGGCCGCCGTGAATGATCGTGCCCGCCGCGATCTGATCCAGAAACTGTTTCGTCGGCTGACTCATCTGCGCGTACGTCTGCGGGACCTCAATGCAGGTGAAACCGTCTTTGATCAGCGAGCTCGCCACGCCCTTGTCGTTCCAGGGATCGAAGACCACTTCGCGCAGGTTGAACATGCGCGAGGCCCAGCGGATCCGCTCGGCGATCAGGTCGTAATCGATCAGGTTCCCCTCGACGACCTCGAGGAATCCGCCGTCGACCAGCCGGCGCAGGTGATCCAGTTGCCGGAGCGCCTTCTCTGTCGTCCAGCAAAACGGCACGATTTCCAGCTTTCCGTCGTCGGTCGGGAACACCAGCACCACTGCCGTGAGATCCGTCGACGCCGAAAGGTCGACGCCGATCCAGCACTCGCGCTCGATGAAGCGGTCGGTGAATTCCTTCGACAGCCCATAATCCCCGCCGACCCAGCCTTCCGCTTCCCACGGTTTCGGGCAGGCGTCCCACTGCGCCAGGTCGATAGCTCGCGTTTCATTCTGAACCCAGACATTAAGGTTCAGCCGGAGGTAATCGGTCTGCTCCGCTGGGACCGCGATGGCCTTATTCAGCTCCTCGACAATCGCTTCGTCCCGGAGGAAGCCGCCCAGGTCCTCGTGGCTCGGATTCGCCGCGACTCTGGCTTCTCGCGATTTCCAATACTCCGGCTCGATCTGGACCTTCGATGAATCCGCTTCCCAGATCGCCGCGTAGAAGCGCTTCGACTCCACCGTTCCGGCGAGGACCTGCTTGGCGAACTCGTACTCGCGATGGCAAATCTGCGAGCTGTAGATCTCGCCCGCCGTCGTGATCTGCGCCACGTGCGGCTCTGCCCTCGACAGCGTTCCCTTGGTGATGACCTTGTACAGCGTGTCCGCCGCCAGCGTGCGCCACCTGTGCAGCTCGTCGATCAGACCGAGGCTCGGCTCGATCCCGTCGTTCACCCCGCCGTCCGCGGAGAGCACCGCATAGAAACCGGCCTTGTCCTTGCGGACGATCCGCTTGGTGGAATCGAGAACGGTCAGTCGCTCCCGGAGCGTCGGATTCGCGCGGACTAATCGAGCTGCTGCTGAGAAAACAAGTCCGGCCTGATCTCGGGCGGCCGCCGCGCCGTATGCTTCCGGCCGGTCCACCCCTTCCGAGGTGATGTGATAGAGCGGCATGCCGGCGATGAAAAACGAGTTGTGCGTCGGGATCATCGATTCTCCCGCCAGGAATAGGTGGGATGGGGAATCGACTTGGATGCACCGCACTGGCTCGCTCGGTACGGACTCGACTGATACGATATGCCGCGTCGTGCTCCTGAGCTTCTTCGCGCCCGCCGCTTTCTTCAACCGGGCGCATTTGCGGCGCAGCCGGAAGCAAGGCGCATCGGCCCGACTCCAAAACTGGATCCGCCACTTGGGACCGATGACGCGCCCGTATAATTTTGCTTCACCGCGCTTCGTGGTCGGCTTAAGGCCGAGCGAACGAATCAGTTCCGCCGCCTGCTTTGCCAGCGCCTCACTCGTGGTCGTAAATTCGCACTGGCCCCCCTTGGTCGCGTAACCATCGGTGTCCATCAGGCCCTGTAAAAGGGCCATGCGCTGATGGATGGATGCTCTGAGGTACACCGCCGGGATGTGCTTGTTGTTCAGCAGCTCCAGCCGACCGAGCAAGGCCTGGAACGAAGATCCGTCCCGCGTATTTTTCAGGCCGGTGTCCGGAATCGCGCTCTTTCCGAGCCTGTAGCTATGCGCGCTCTTGGCGAAGCCGCCGGACTTGAAGCGGTCGCAGGTGATTCCTTCTTTTTCGATCTGGCTGATGATTTCCAAATCGTCGGGATGAACGGTGATGGTCGCAATTGACGAAGTCCCGTCGCCGAGCCACGCCCCGAGGACATAGGGCGGAACGGGGAGCGCCGCGTCCGGGAGCGCCAACGCCCCGCATACCCGGATGGAATGATTACTGCCCGAGCTGCCAGGGCTTTCTATTCGAATAGAATCCGCAATCTCCTGCGTAGTCCTGATCCGAACGCACGGCTGGCGCTTCGCTCCTACCCTAAAGGATGGGAGCCTGCTCATTGTCAGCCATTCATGCTCAGCGTCGGCCACAATTTCGCAGCCATCGGAGAACTTCACCCGGAAGCAGGGACGCCCGACCATCGTCTCGGTTATGCCGACCACCGTACAGGGAATACCGCGCTCATCAAAGACGCGAGCACCGGAGCGGATGCCGCCAATAGTCTGCCAACCGTCCGGCGTCGGGATCGGAGTTTCGAGGCCGAGCGCCTTCCCGTTTTTCTTCGCCATCGACAGGTAAGATCGCCGATAGCGCCGTTGCCCGGTGTCTATATCGCAGGCGCCGTACAGGTCCCGCAAGACCTTTTCCTGCCACGGAAGAACGGTGAAGTCGATGTGCTTGTAGAGCCAGCGAAAGAACGCGACTGCCTTGCATCCGCCGCACTGGGGCTTCCCGTCCCCCCGGATCTCGCACCAGGTTGCGGACGAACACCAGGCGCATATTTCAAGCGTTCGTCTCGGCATATTCCACAGTGCGCCGAAGCCCCTGTTTTTACTAGGTTCAAACGCTATACTTCGGTACTTTCTGCCGTCAGTTCGGCCTCGCTACCGGCAGATCGCACAGCGCCTGCTCAATCGCATCCATCCGGGTATCCTCCGGCATCATCTGCACCCGCGACCGAGAGGCCGGTGTCATGCCGAACTCGCGCAGCGCCCGCGTAACCCGGTCTGTCGTAACGGACACGACGTTCAGCAACGGATTCTGGTGGATCACCCCGGACTTGGTGGTCTTCGTAAGCAGCCCGGTCTTCGCCAAGCTTTCCTGGGCCTGCTGTAGTAATGAGCAATCGACGCACAGATTCGTCAGTGCGATCGCATCGACCTCGGTCAGCACGCGCATTCGTTCGAGCATCGGGCATAGGCGTCGCCATTCCTTCTTGGCCCGCGCGTCGAGGTATCCGGGCATCTTCGGACGGCCCGAGGCTGGCTTCGGCTCGCGGCGGTTGGGCGCGCGCTTGCCGGGGAAGCCTTCGAGCGCTTCGATGGCGGAGGGCTTCGGCGCTGGACCTCTAAGCCCCATTGGTACTCCCCGCAAAACAAAGCGCTTGACTCGTTAGCGATCCAGAGCGAAGCTCGACACTGCGCAGCAAGCGCGAATAGGAGCGAACCATCATGGGTAAGAAAGTAGTCACCTTTGCAATCGACAACGAAAACGGCATCACTGCCTATCCAAGCCGGAAGGAAGCGGAGGACGGCGCCGGCGACGGCGTGGCCCTCTTCACATCGCCATCGCAACTCGACACGATCCTGACTGGCTGCAGCGGCAGCCGCCTGATCGAGATCTGGAACGGCATCCCCGGCGTCGAGCCGGTAACGAAGTTCACCAGCCGGACCGTCGCGATCGGCCGAATCTGGAAAGCTATCCAGGTCCTGGCGCCGGAAGCGGCCGAAGAAACGCCCGACGCCGCGCCACAGGCGCCCGTGGTAGCGCCGAAGCCGGCCAAGGCGACCAGGAAGGCGACCGCGGCGAAAGAACCGCGCGCCAAGGCAAAGGCCGAACCGAAGGGCGACAGCAAGAAGGCCCAGGTCATCGCCATGATCCAGAAGCCTGGCGGCGCGACCTTGGCGGCGATCATGGCAGCCACCGACTGGCAGGCGCACACGGTTCGCGGATTCATGTCCACCGTCCCCAAAAAGTTGGGGATCGAGGTGGTCTCCGCGAAGGTCGACGGTGAGCGGACTTACTCGGCCAAGGCTACTGCAGCCGGAGCCTGAACCGGAACGCGCTCGGCGGCGAGACTCGCGAAGGTGCGACCGCCGCCGATGCTGTCTCCGTCGAGCGTTGCTTCCTGCCCGGTAAACTTCTGCCAGCGTCTCACGATCATGTCGCAGTACTTGGGATCCAACTCCATCCCGAAACAAATCCGCCCCAACTCCTCTGCAGCGATGAACTGAGATCCCGAGCCCGCGAACGGCTCGGCGATCAGCGCACCCGCCGCCGTATGGTTCCGAATCGGGATTCGGAAAAGCTCAACCGGCTTCTGGGAGATGTGATTCGCGTGGAAGTCATCCGCGACGTCGCCCGTTCGGCCCGCGCCGCTTCCGTTGCCCGATTCCCAAACCGTGTTCTGCGTCCGGTCACCTTGCCAGTTCGCGTTCGCGTCCTTCTTGACCGCGTACCAGCACGGCTCATGCTTCCAGTGATAGGCGCCGCGCCCGAAGACCATCACGGATTTGTTCCAGATGATCTGCGCCCGCAGCTCGTAATCGCAGGCCGTCAGGCTTTCCGCGACCGCCGCCGCGTGGAGGCCGCCGTGCCAAACGTAAGCCACCGGGCAATTCCAGAGCGCCCACACCTCGCGCCAGTCCGCGCGGTCGTCATTCTCGATAGTGCCCGAGGAGTACTCGCCCGACGAATACTTCGCCCGCCAGGACGAATCGTACTTCACGCCGTACGGTGGATCGGTAGCCATCAAGCCGGCCTTCCGTCCCGCCATCAGTCGCTCGAACGCCAGCGCGTCGGTCGAGTCGCCGCACAGCAGCCGGTGAGATCCCAGCAGCCACAGATCCCCAGGCACGGTAATCGGATCCGCCTGGACTTCCGGACAGGCATCCGGCTCGGTTAAGCCTTCGGCCACCTTCTCCCCGGCCAGATCCAGGCACAGCGCCTTCAGCGCATCGTCCCCCACCACTATCGAGCCCAGCAGTTCCGCCAGCAGCTTGTCGTCTTTCTCCGCCATAGCGGACAGCGGGTCGAGCGTCGCCAGGATCAGGGCTTCTTCTTCGTCCGATAGGTCCACATAGACCACCGGAACCATCTCGTTCGCCTTAATTGCGAGTGCGACGCGCGCATGTCCGTCGACCACGAAGCCGGACCGCTGGTTGACGATGCAGTCCTGGACCCAGCCAACCTCGCTCAGCACGCCCGCCAGCGCATCGACCTGATTCTTTGGGTGGATACGCCAGTTCTTCGGATTGGCCAGCAGGCTCTTCGCCTCGACCTCCGCGTGGCCCGTGATGCGGTTGCGCCACTTGCGCGCGGAATCGGGCGCGGACGGCGACAAATCGGGCGCGGTCGGCTTCGGAACGGCTATCTCGACTGCTTTGTTGCGCTTGGTGAATTTTGGCAAACTTTTTACTCGGAAACCTGCGGATTACCGCGGTGCCTTGGCAACGGCGCCGCGCAAAAACTTTTTCAGGATTTGACCCACCCCTTCCCTTGCCGCGCGGCCCGCTTCTTTTGTTGCAGGCTGCTTACCGCTTTCATGTTGGTTATGGGCCGAGCGAGCGTCTCAGTCGTCCTGCTGCTCCATTGGGTACGGAGACCACCACCTTTTGCTTGCCCTGGTCCCGCAGCGCGCTGAATCGATGGCGCCCGTTCTCGAAGGCGATCTTGCCGCCACTGGTCAGGGTCACCACCGGGGCTATGATTGGCTTGGTCGTGGACGCCAGGAACGTAGCGAAGCGATCGCGCCTGTCGCCTATCTGTGCGCCTCCGCCGCCCGGCGGAATGTAGTAGGCGGAGTCCTTAGACCAGGCCGCGTCCAGCTTGGCCGTGCTTACCGTGACCAGGGTATGGCCAAACTTAACCGGTTCGACCGTGTACGTCACGCCGCTTGCCGTCACCGTCCGTGCTGCTCCGCCGCCGCCACCTGCGCCCGCCCCGCCGTTTCCGCCCATGTGTCCGCTGCTCCTCGCCCAAATCCAACTTTCCGCATGCCGTCGATTGCAGCGGGAAGTCTGCTGTAGACCGGCCCGATCGGCAATTCCTCGTCGCTCAGCCACTTCGCCTGGCCATAAAACACGATGCGTTGTGGCTCGAGCGCCCGAACCCCGGCCCGCAGGCCGCGCAAGAACAGCTTTCGATCTGCCACTCTCACAGTGCGAGCCTGGCAGAACACCACGGGCGCGCCGCATGGGATGCCTTGAAAGCAGAATTTGTAGGACTGTGGTGCCCCGAACGATAGGTTCGGCGCGATGCGCAGTCCGGCATCCTGCCATGCCAGGGCAAGCACACGAGAGCGATACACGTTCCAGAGTTGTTCCGGGTACGGCGCGTCTCGCCACAACGAGAAGTCCGGACATACCAGACCAGCCCAAGCCTGGCGCACGAAGTCTGCGGTCCATGCGGCGCGCCGTGTCCACACGCCCTCCAGCCGGAAGTCGTCACAATAGAATCCCAGCGTTCCGCCGATTCCCCGGTGGTCGAACCGGCCGGCGCGGAATAGGAAGAAGGTCTTCGCCGCGTCGAATCTCCCGTATCTGTGCCAGGTCGTCTCGGGCACGATATCCGACAGCATGTCAGCGCGCAAGCTCGGAATACCTAACTTTGCTGCCCCCATTCTTTGATTCCTAAGGTTGGCTGTCTAAGTATCTTTTGTGCTTGCCCGCTTATTGACAAAATCAAGGTGACGGGGCAATAATTGTAAGTATGAAGAGCACAACAAAGACGGCCAGCGTAGAGCAGATCAGACGCGAATTGAAGGACGGCGCAGAGGAACTCAAGGACCTGAGACAGCTCGCCCTGAATAACCTCAAGGCGCAGAACAACGGACCGAATAATCGCGCCTACGACGAAATCAATAGCCGCATCACAGCCTTCGCGGGCCGGCACGGATGGGAACACTTTGAAGGAATCTGGTAAAACAAGAGGGCCAAAAGCGACGTGGGGTGGCAAACGCCCCAGGTCTGGCCGCCCGCGCCAAACAGAACGCTGCACGTGCGGCGCTATGACACTTAAACGCGCTGCCGCGCGCTGCCACAAGTGCTAGCTGCTGTCTTCCGGGAGTGGCAGCTCGCGCACAGGCCCTGCAAATTCGCCCGGTCGAGCCTCAGCGGATCATCCAGCCCGCGGAACGGAACGATGTGATCGATCTGCCGCGTCGCTTCGATCATGCCGACAGCCAGGCACGCCCTGCAGAGCGGCTCCTCTGCCCGCACGATGCGCCGGAGCTTATCCCAGGCGGTATCGTAGCCGCGATCTCGGGAGTTGCCGTGCGGTCCGGTTCGGTGAGTCGGACAGTAGCCGTGCGCGACCAGCTCGCGGCAGCCGGGGGATGCGCAGGGGCGGAGCGGAGCAGTTGGTATAATGGCCCCCAAAATCCCCCGCGCGATGCAGGCGGAGAGCAGCAAACCACTGACCGGGCGGCTTTCTGTTACGGTTTCTTGGCCGCCCGGCTTACATGCGAGGTGGTTTAATGTCCGACGCTGAGAATGCTGTTGACCAGCGCGGCAATCACACCCTGTACGTTATTCGGTTGAGCGAGAAACTGCCGCACGATCAGCACGGCATTGAATCCGGTGACCTGAAACGGCTGTCCTATTGCCGGTGCGATCTGGAAGCGAAGGCAAAGGTTCAGGTACTCGACGCCTTGGACTTTGATCTCGAATCCGCCGCCTGAAGGAGCAACGCTCGGAGTGTAGATGCCAGGCGCCGGAGTCTCGATCGTGCCAGGCGCTGCGCTGTCGTCGCCCGCGGGAATCGTGATCTGTGAGGGCAGCACCGTGCGAAGCGCCGTCGCGAGCTGCTCGGCCCAGGCGTACCCAGGGCAGTATTCGGACAGCGATCCAAGCGGGCTCGCCATGGCAGGAGTCAGCGCGGGCAGCTCGGCGAGAAACGGTGTGGGCGGCAAGGTTGGCGGTGGACCGTAGATCAGGGTGTAGGCCGCGAGCGACATGCCTGGTATCGGACTTGGCAGGGATGCTGCAGGACTTGCTGCGATCTGCGCGAAGGATTGAGTAGGACCAGCTACGCCGCTGAATGCGCCGCCTGGCTGAGTCAGATAGTTTGTGAGTGAATTGCTCATGAGCTGATTATCGTCCCCGAATGTTCAAGTTTTATTGACTTACCACGTTTGAGGCCCGCTGCAAGGGTCTAAGAAATGCTTTTTCAATAAACCCTTGAGTCTCTCCCACCGGGTGGGCGGAGCTATCGGAACGACCAGGCCGCGAACGAAGTCCATGCAGCGCTCGCACCAGCGGTATTCACAGAGGTCCGCTTCTGCAGCTTCCGGCTCATCGATGAGCGGACGGCCGCATGCTTCACAGACGAGCTGCTCACCTGGACCGGGAAAGAGTATCTTCATGTTGCTGTAGAAAACGCAATTCGTGATCGTCATTCTGCATCGATGTGGCGCCGCGCGGGAATGATGCTCGCTTCTGTTGGGCTCGATAGCGGACATCCAGAGCGTGGATCGAGCTCGAAGTATATTTTCGGCCAGGGCATGCGCTCTTCACTTCTCCATTTCTCGTTGCCGCGGTTGCCGTACTCTGGGTTTTCCGGATCCCGGCGTTCCTGCATGTAGACCCGATGCCGGCAGGTTATGCAGTGTCCGCAATGGCAAGTGGGTCTCGGCATGCAGCCATTTTCATCCCAACTGCTCGTAAACCTCAACAGCAGCCTTGTCCAGTTCGAGCGATCGGAACTGGGCGTACACAGCAGTGCTGCGCGGATCGCGATGTCCAAGCCAGGCCTGCACTTTATCGAGCGACAGCTTCCCCATCAGATGCGTGCCGATCGAATGCTTTAAAACGTGGCAGTGGCGAAGGTCTTGCGGAATGTCCGCCGCGGTGGCATAGCGGACGAACAGCACATGCAGCATTCCGCGCTGTATGCCTTTTCCGCCTTCTCTCGATGGAAACAGCGGGCCCGGGGAATGACCTCGAACGCGGATCCACGCTTTCAGGACTCGATTTTCCGCCGGCGACAGAAGAGGCTCACTGGTAAGCGAACCCTTCAGCCGCTCGACGTACAGCCGGCCGGATTCCTGCCGCCAGCTCGACAATTTGAACTTTCCAATCTCCGAAGCGCGCAGGCCTCGCCAGTACATGAGGGTGAAGATTGCCGCGTTTCGGGCCCTGTTGTAACCGTTTTGCTCCGCGGAAACGCGACTCATGAACCTCGTAAGTTCCGCTTCCGTTAGGTACTTACGTACTTCGGTGTGCCTCATTTTCGGGTTAGACAAAATACCGCAAACTGTGCAATTGGGCTCGAAAAACCAGGCCTATCTCGATGATTCCAGGTTGGCCTGAAAACGCGATTTCCTGCTGTAGTGTGCAACCGGAGCGCGTTTTTCCGTTCTGCCGGCGATGTCACCCAGCAGATCCGAGACCGGGTCGTCGTGGTCGTCGACTTCGAACAGCCACCAGAAACTGCGCGCGGTTTTCGTCACCTTCGACCGCCCGGCTTCTTGAACATCTGCAGTAGCTGGGCGCGGAACCATTCGAATTTTCCGCACTCTCCGCAGGAACAGCCGCCCTCTTTCGAATGCCAGTTGGCGTGCTCTTCGGCATGGCGGATCAGGAGGTCGACCTGGTCCCGCATTACCTGGTTTGGATGCGCCCAGATGATCGGACGAACCTCGGGCTCAGGAGCGAATTCAGGAGCTGCCAAAGGAAACCTCCAGCGGGCGGGAATATCGATTGCGGACGATCTACTTATCGATTGTGAACAATCGTTACGCGGCTTTTTTGATGATGACCGGCTTGCTGCTTCGGCGCAGGACTATCGACGGACGCCAGTTTCCACCGCCTTCATAGAACAGGCGCACTGCAGGACCTGCTACTGGTAACCCTTCGACTTGCTCGATTGTTGCCAGGCCGCTGCCAAGCTCGCGTTCCTGAATCGTTGGCTTATTGACCAGGCGGATTCCGCGCTCGGGCTTGTTGCCGAACAGCAGCTCCGCTTCTCCCAACTTCATCTTGTCGCGGGCTTGCCATTCGGCTACTTCGAAAAGAAATACCGGAGGATCACCCACGTAAACACGAACGTCAGAGGAATGTACATCGGGATGAGGTTGTGGTGTGGATTCTGATTGGGTCAGCTTCGGGGCGCTGATGAGGACTACGGGGCAGTGCGCGTCTTTAGAGCCGCCTACTGCAAACGGCTTTACAACAGAACCATTATAAGGGGAAATGACCTGTAATTTACGCCGCTTTTTGGATTTCTTTTTTGACAGTTAGGTCTCCCTTTGTTTTTCGCTACTTGGAATCGGTCTCGATTCACGGATTACCGAGGGCGGCGAGCGTTTGCGCCAGCTTCCTTGGACGTGTTTGCAGCCGGTTCAGCAGATCGAGCTGTTTCTGGCTCCCTCCGTGCGCCTTAGTGCAGCGAACCTGGACACAGATAAATCCAAGTGCTGTTTTCTCTTCGGCTTCAGCCCTTGCGACCCACGGATCGTAATAGAAAACCGGGCGCGGTCGCAAATGCTCGCGGACGAATTCAAGTAGCCTTTCATTTCTCCAATCTGTCACGCTGCCTTCTGCAACGCCGGCTTTTCAATCGCCTCAATCGTCCGGTAGCCGATCTGTTCCTCGACCACGTATTTCGGGCGATCCAGAATCGTCACATGATCATCGAACTTGCCGAGCGGCACGTCGGCGATCTTGTAGAACGCATCGCCGAGAAACGCGCACAGCCGCTTCAGCGCGCCCGGCTTGAAAACGCGCTTCATCGTCCGCGCGCTGAGCTTCAGGGTGAAATGCTCGCCTTCGAACAGGCACGGCTGGTTCGCCGGCTCTGCATCGGCGCGCGCCCGCATGGTCTTGCCGAGCTTCTCGCGCTCCGCAATTTCGGATTTGAACGGCGCCAGTTTTTGATCGAGATAGCCGAAACGGTCGGCTTCGAGGGAAACGACGGACTTTTCCTTACTTGTCAAAGTATCGCTCTCCTGTTGTGTGTACCTCTAGTGTGACAGGTGCGGGCGGTGGCGTTCACAAGTGAAATCGTGGCGACTGGCGTTCCAATCGTCAGATCGCTGCTGATCGTGATCGCCGATATCACCGCATTGCGAACCGAGGCTGTGAAGGTCAGGTTCAAGGTCGTGCCCGGGATCGCGAGGAAGGCCGCACGTGAGGTTGGCGTCATCGCTCCATTCTCCGCGTAGAGATCCAGATTCTGAATGATCGGCTGATCGTTTGCTGTCACCGAGAATACGCGCTGGCCTGGCGCTGCGATCCAGCCGCCGCAGCTCGCCGGCGTGCAGGGTTCAAGGAAGGAGAGCGTCACCGTATACAGCCCTGGTGAGCTGACTGTCAGGTGATAAGTGAACTGCGTTCCGTACCGCATGGTCCCTACATTTGGTGAGACCGGTGTGTAGTTCGGCACGGTGTACGCGGTTGTCGAGATCCCTGGCGGGCTTGAGAATAATCCCGTATCACTTGGGCTTCCCGGATAGATGGTTATGGGCTGCCCTAATAAGGGGAGTGTGATCAGTAGCGCGAGTGCTTTCATTGTTTGGCCTCATCTGGAGCGCCCGTTTCGGCTGTTGCGGGGGCGGCTGGTGTTGAGTTACGCCACTCGGTTCCTATCGTCAGTTCGATCTGAACCAAGGCTTTCTGGAAGGCGTCTTCGTAATCGCGGCCGATGCCACTCGCGGACGAAACTAAATTCCCTTTGTGTTTGCAGCGTATGTCGCACTGAACCTTTTCTGTGCGCGAAATCGAATACGGAAGGCCAAAACTAGGGGAATTATATACATGACTACAGTGCTCCATTGGTTACCTCAAGATACGCCTCTATGAATCCTTTGGCCGCTTGCGCGACGATGCCATCGCCGTAACCCCGCAGTCGTCCCACACGTGCGGCAGCCCCATGAGCCAGCGGGAATGCGCCGCGTTCAACTGGCCTGAGGCCGGGACGATCTCCCACCCGTTGGGGCCGAGTAAGTACCCAATTGGCGTCTCGCCAAAAGCCGTTAACCGGACCTGGCCTTGCAGATTCAGAATCTTCTCTGTCCCGCTGTTCTGATAGTCCCCACTCGCCACCTTCGGCGTTGCCCAACTTGCCAACCTCGCATCCAGCGTTAGTGATTCGTTCGCCGGTCCCTGCCCGCTCCGTTCCGTTGACGTGGGAGTCGTCCAGCCGCTCAACTTCGCTTCGTTCTCCAATCCGATTTGAGCTTTCGTCCCGTCCTGATGCTTCCCGATGTCCGTCTGGTTCCCGCTGATCCGGTCGCCGTTTGGAACGCACGGCGTTTTCCAGCCGGACAGTTGCGCCATCACCTGAAGACTGGTAATTGCCGTCCGGTTCGCACCCGTCCCGTCTCGCTCGCCCATTCTCGTTTTCATCGCTAAGTGAGCTTCTGGTGTCTTGTTGTCGTCGTTCGCAACCGGCGTTGGCCATGCGGCCAATACCGCCATATTGCTCAGGTCGTGGGGAAAGTAATGGTGATCCGCCATCGTGTTGCCCCGCTCCCGTTCGTCGTGCTTCTGCGGAGTCGGCCACCCAATAAAGACGCTGCCTTCGGTGAGGGGCTCCGAAGCCCGCAGCGCAGAGATCGACTGCCCCGCAGGTGTAACCCGCACGGTCCAGGTCAGATTGAACAAGGTCGAGCCAAGTGAGTCCGTCAATGGACGCAACTTGCTCGCCAAAGCAAACGATAGGTCGTCGTGCTTCGATGAGTGGAAACCAGACTGGCCAAAGATGCCTTTCGTCGTCGAACGCTTCGCCTTTGCCGGCCGCGCTGAAGGGTTGGCAGGGACAGGAGCCAGTCCAGACTTCGCGGTCGTCTGGCCATCCGGCGAGCCGGAGCGCGTAGGACCAGATGCCGATCCCGGCGAAGAAGTGGCACTGGTTATATCCTCGGAGGTCATCGGCTCGAACATCGGCAATTGATCGCTCATCCACAACTCCCGGCGCGATCACTCCACGCAAAATCAACTCCCGCAGCCACGCGGCCTTTTTCGGATCGATCTCGTTGTACCATGCGCTCACCTAGTACTCGCCACTGTAGTCATGTATATAATTCCCAAAACTAGCACGTGGTTCGGTTTGAAGATTCAGCCAGTCACGTAACGTCACCGGTCCTGCGCTCGCAGCCCTCAATTTTTCAGCGCGCCGCCGGGTAATCAGCATATCCACAACCGCCGCGATCATCGCGCCGGCGACGATTCCAGCCGCTATAGAATTTAAGCCTCGGGGACTGTCGCCTTCAGGCGACAGCGGAAGAGGCTTTCCGTACCCCAGTACGGACTGCCTTTTTTTGAACCTTGTAGTAAGTGTCTGTAAGGCGCATACTCGGGCTGATGAGTGAGCGATACGCCAAAAATGCCGGGGCGGTATTCAGCCTGAAATACCACGTTGTGTGGTGTCCCAAGTACCGCCGTTCCGTTCTGGTCAAGCCGGTCGACGCGCGATTGAAGGTGCTGTTGCGTCAGAAAGCCGCCGAATTGAACCTGACGATTCACGTGATGGAGGTTATGCCCGATCACGTCCACCTTTTTGTGGAGGGCGCGCCGACGATCTGCGTAGCCGAGATCGTCAACGGGCTGAAGGGCTTCACATCGCATGAATTGCGGGAGGAGTTCCCGTTTCTCAAGTCGCGGCTGCCTACCCTTTGGAGCAGGAGTTACTACGCTGGTTCGGTTGGCTCCGTCAGTGAAGTCGTCGTTCGAAAGTACATCGAAGATCAGAAGGGGAAGTAGATGCGCTTCGCCTTCAAATACCGCCTGTATCCCACGGCTGCGCAGGCCGTGTTTCTCGATGGCGAGCTGCGCGATGCCTGCTCTCTCTACAACGCAGCTAAGCAGGAACGGGACGACGCCTGGAAGACTTGCCGCAAGTCGATCAACTACTACGATCAGGCAAACCAATTGAAAGCGATGCGCGCCGATGGATGCCTCACGCTGGCAAACTTCTCCTGTTGCCAAGACGTGCTGCGCCGCGTGGACAAGACGTACAAGGCTTTCTATGCCCGCGTGAAGCGCGGAGAGAAGCCGGGCTTCCCGCGCTACCGTTCTTTCCGGCGCTACGACAGCATCACCTTCCCGTCCTACGGCGACGGCTGCCGGTTGCTCGATTCCGGCAAGCTTCGCGTCCAGGGCGCCGGGCACATCAAGGTTAAGCTTCATCGCCCGGTTGAAGGCGATATCAAGACGGTCACGATCAAGCGGGAAGCTGGCCGCTGGTTCGTGTGCTTCAGCATCGAGCGCGCCGCCGCACCGCTGCCGGTGAGTTCCACCGAAATCGGAATCGATGTCGGATTGACCAGCTTCGCGGTCCTCTCCGATGGCTCCGAGATCGAGAATCCCCGGCGTTACCGGAAGGCTCAAGCCAAGCTGCGCTGCGCACAGCGAAAGGTAGCGCGGCGCAAGAAGGGCGGCAACCGGCGCCGGAAGGCTGTTCGATTGCTCCAGCGCGCTCATGCACACGTCGGTAACCAGCGCAGGGACTTCCAGCACAAGGAATCCCGCAAGCTGGTGAACAGGTACGGTCTGATTGCCGTGGAAGATTTGAACGTGAAAGGGCTCGCCGGAGGAATGCTGGCGAAGTCCGTTCACGATGCGGGATGGGCGGCTTTTCTGAATATGATCTCGTACAAAGCGGAAGATGCTGGTCGAGATTACCGAAAAGTCGATGCACGAGGAACGTCGCAAGAATGTCTCTGTGGGGCGCGAGTGCCCAAGACCCTTGCGGATCGTTGGCACTTTTGCCCGGCTTGCGGATTGTCTGCTAGTCGCGATCATGTTTCTGCTCAACTGATACTCAAACGGGCCTGGATCGGGCCTTCAAGCGCTAACGTAGAGGTTGTAGTCTCATGCGTTGCTTGAGAAGCCGTCGCCTTCAGGCGACGGAGTGGTCACAAGAAAGTCTTGCAGTGCAATTAGAATTTTCATTCGGCAGCCCTCCCCGGAAACTCCGTACCCCACGGCGGCAGTACGATGCCAAACCAAACAAAAACAGATCAAGAACCCCGGACAGCCCTTTATAGTGGGCTGCCCGAGTAGAAAGGAGAGCGCCAGCAGAATCAAAGCTCGACGCAACATGGTTTCCTCCTTACGGACCAGCGGGCGCGGGTGTGGTGCTGGTTACCGGCGTTCCTTGCGCTACGGGTGTGCCGAGCCCGACGCCGATCGTCGTTGCCGGGCCACCCACGATGTCGATCGTGTCGGTTATTGTGAGCGCCGGCCCGGAGGGGTGTTGGAGCGCGAACGTGATCACCAGGCCCAAGCTTTCCTTTTGCGCCACAATCACGCCCGAGGCAACACTGCCGGCTGCTGGGGTTGTGTCGAACGTCACGGTTGCCGCCGTGCTGTCGCTAAGGCTCGATGAAAATGTGTCGCCTGGCTGAGGGACCGCCGGGTTCCCCTTGCCATCGAGTTCTGTGATTGTAAACGGCACTTGCTGTGTGTCGCCTAATTGAAAATTTCCCATACTGTTGATTCTCCTTTTACTTCGGGGTGGGGACCGGAGTTCCCAGTTTCAAAACCAATGTCGTAGCGGCTTCTTCCGACTGCTGAAGCGCCGTCAAGATTGCGAGTATTTTATCCAGGGTCGCCTGGACAGCATCTAGTTGCGCGGAAAGTTGAGCGGCCTTTGAGCTGATCATTCTGATTGTCCGCTACCTGTCTCGGTGGCCGTCGAGGACTTTGTGGGGGCGGCGATTGTTGGCGGCGGGTTCGTGCTGGCTACTGAATCCGCGAACTCAATCACGCGCTGCGCCGAGAGCTTCTGTTGATCCCAATCGCGCGCGTATAGCGGTCCCGCCAGCTTATTCGGCGAATGAAACGATACCTGCCCTTGCGGTAGGTCGACGTACAGCACCCAGGAAGCTTCCTCACCGAAAACGGTTTGCGGATCTTCCTTCCATCCGAACGTGATGCCCAGCGCGGCGCCGTGCTCCGTCAGCACCTTGACCAGATTTTCCATCGCCCAGCGTTTGGTGTCGTACGCCATCGATTTGTAGCTGCCCTTGCCGCGGATTCCACCACGGTAGAGCTTGGCGCGCGTGCTGGTTTTCTGGGCGCGGAATAGATTCACAGCTACCACGCCAGCGGGACCGCGGGCCTCCAGTGCGGCGTAGAAGGCCCTGGTGAGCGCGCCGTCGCTGCCTTCGTAAACCTCCACAGCTCTCATAACGGGTCGATTCCAATATCGAGACAGCGTCCGATCCACATGGCCATCGCCTCCGGAGTTTTCAGAAACGCGACATCGAGGCGCAGGCCCACCAGCGCCAGCCGTTCTCCAGCGATTTCCTGCAAGGTCTCTTCGCTCACCTCACCCGGATCAATGAGTGTAAGCATATGGTCCCAGCACGGCGCGTTGATGTAGTGCTCCATGAATACGCGCACAATTTCAAGCTGTATCTCATCGAGCTGCGTTCCGTCGATGCGGTTATCGAGGTAGGCTTTGACCGCCGCTGGTAGGACGCCGGTCACTTCGTCCCGCCAGTTCAGCGGCAGGCCTTTGACTGGCCCAATGTTCCGATAAATAGGCGGAACCGTGAATTCCTTCATGCGCGCCACCTCGCCTTTCCGTACTTCTCCCGCATCCGTTCCGCGATCGGTTCGAGCCTGCGCCGTCGCGCCGTAGCCAGCGATCCGCTTGGTCCTCGCGGGCGGCCCGCCCTTTTCTTCCGCTGCACCGGCGGTGGCTCGTCGTCGTTTCCCTGCTCGGCAATCAGCCGGTCCAGTTCTGCAAATCGCGCATCCCTCATGCCGTGTGCTCCATTCGTAATTGCCCTACTTCTTCATCTCGGCGTCGTCGCGCGGTTGCAAGGTGATGCCGCATATCGTGGATCAGATGACAACGCCTGCATAAGTGCGCCAGGTTGGAGAGATCGTTATTTGTTGGATCGTGATCGAGGTGCGCGACGGAAAGTTGTACCAGCACGAATACGCCGGTTTCGGGAAGTGGCGCCGGCGGGGCGAGCCAATCGCGAAATGGCGATACCCAGGTCCACTTCGTCGGATCGTACCATCGGCCTGTTTCGTCATCCGCCGTTAAGATCCAGCGGCGGTTCGGACGGGAGCACCATTCGCAACAGCCTCCGGAGCGCATCCTTACCAGGCCTTTTGCTGTGAACCATTCCTCGGTTTCATAGAGGTGTTGAAGTTCAGGACTGATCGGCATTCAGCTCACCGCCTCACTAATCCTTTGGGATTTATATACATAAGTCCCTTATCTGTTTACCGATGAACTTTGAGTACGCCGGAGGGATGGCTTGAGAGAGTTCGTTGCCAGTCATCCAGTCGATGCCCATGGCTTCCGGCCCGACATACGAGCCGATGTCCCCTACGACCGTCACGAACCCGCCAGCGTCCCAATGCCCGCGCCGGTTCTTCTTTCTTCGGTTTACGGGCGTAATATGCTTGGGATGTTCCATGCCTTTTAGTGGGCGATTCGATTCAAAGATTCGATGGCGATAGCTGCGAAGGCCAAACGCTGCGGCGCAAAGCATCAGGTCCCGCCTCAGCGGAGCACCCACCACGTTTTCAATCACGAACGGCACGCCGGAAGCCTCCAGGCGCGCTCTGACGGGCGCTACCAAGTCTTCGTACTTCGAGCTATCGAAAACGCTCCGCAGGCACGTAAACCGCTGGCAAGGCGGACTCGCCCAGATGAAATCGAATCCTTCCAGCGGGAAAGTCATGGCGTCCGCTAAGTGGAAGACATGGCCCACATAGCGCGGCTGTGCCTTGATGTCCACACCCGTGACGTGGAAGCCAGCGAGACGCAATCCCTTCGTCGCACCGCCCGCGCCGCAAAAAAGGTCCAAAGCCTTCGGTTTCTTACGCAAGGGACTCATCTATATAATTCCCAATCCTTTTACGTTCGTTACGACTGACCCGCACACTCCGTTCTGCTGTGAGGGCTGCCGCTGTTGGCCTCGGCTTCGTGCTGCCTACTGAATCGCGCGGCGCCCGGCCGGCCAGGCGCATCATTGCTTCGTGGCGCGAGCAGGGCGCTTCGCTGAATAGATCGACCAGTAGCTCGACCAGGCGCATCATTCGCAGCCGCCTTGACGGTCGAATATGTGCCACGCTACCCAGCCGCTCGGGCAGATGAAACCCCATTCACGGCGCCGGCGGAATCGGAGCACGAGCGTCCACGCTGGCCGGGCAAGTTCGAGACGATGCTGCCATTCCGCGGGACGAATCAGCACCGATCCGGGACGATGACGCCGCGGCCCTTGTGGTGTGTGCTCGATGTATCCCGCCGTCAGAATGATCGAAATGAAGCTCCACGGGTGATCATGCAGGGCGCGGTCCTCGTCGCTTCGACAGAGCCGGTGCAGGTACACCGCGAACCGGTCGGCGCGGAAGAGAAAGTACCGGATCAGCAGCGGACCGGCCGGGACATCCCACCCGATTACGCGATGCGGAAATCGATTTGCGATCGCCTGTATCATCGCCGCCTCGCCTCGCGCCCGTGGCCCACCTGCATCGAACGTCCGATGAAATCCCAGCCGAGCAGCACTTGCAGCGGCGCGGTTATTTTGTTGCGTCTGAGCAGTTCGAGCCCGATGCGCCGGACAGGATCGTATCTCGCGTTGACGACGCGCCATTCGGGCGCGCCTGGAACCTGGGCGATCACCAGGTATTCCGTCTGGCCCATCACCACCTGTTTGACCAGCGCGTAACAGAGTCCGAGCGCGGGATCGACCGTCACCGGCAGGCGTGTGGCGCGCATATTCTCGCCCTTTCCTTCCGGGCCCTGGACGATGACGCACAGCTCGCGGCCCTCGCTAACAGCATTCCTTTTGCCCGGTTCAGATTTAACCGCTACTCTGCGCCATTCTGTTGGTGTGCGGACTCTTGGACGTTCCCCTCGCATTCAATCCTCCGTCGCGCTCATTGCACGCTCCGGGAACTTGCAGCATTCCGCTGCAATTTGGAAGATCCGGCAATTTGGAAGACGCTATCTGCCAAATCTTCCAGATTGTCCAAATCAGCCTGAAGCACTTTAATCGACCGATCGCGGATAGCCTTGAGGCGCCCGGCGGCGATTAAACGGCGCAGTAACGCGACGGATAAGCCCGTCCTGGCGTTCGCGGCCCTCAGGTCAAGCCAACGGGCGGGCGGCCGCGGCGGCGGTTCCTGGAGGCGATTTGCCAGCAGCTTGACAAGTTGCTCAAGCGGCGAGCCCGGCGCCATCAGGCCGGCGGGAATCTGGACACGCGGAGTCAGCGCGGAATTGCTCGAGAACACGGCGGGCGGGGAAGCGGCCAGGCGGTCGACGTCCTCGGGATTGTAGACCGGCTGGGGCTTCAGTCCTTCGCGCTTCCGCATCCGGCGCTCCGGACCTTTGCCTTCCTTGCAATGCTCGCGCAGTGTGCGTTCACTCATACCCAGGCGTTCGGCTGCTTCCGATTCAGTAAGCCAGGTGGATAGGTCGGTCATTGGAAGCTCCCCTTTTTCGGTCCCTGCTCGAACGCGTGATCAGCCCACTGCTGGGCGAATTCGACAGCCTCTGCCACCGAGTTGCACTTTGCGCAGGACTCCAGTAGGTTCCTCGTCGGTTCCAATCCAACCGAAACCGCAAACGCGCTCCCGATGCCAAGGCGGTACGCTGCTATCGCGTCCAAGCCGGGTAGGATCTCGTTTACGAGTTGTATGTGTGCGTCGGTGAACCAGGTATAGGCTTTCATCTCGCACCTCCGTTTTCAATCAGCAGCCCGTTCGCCGTGATCGTGTGGCGGATCTGCCAGGACTCGATTTCTATTTCACGGCCGCACTTTTCGCACGTTGCTGTTTTGCCCAGCGTTCGTACCTTCTCTCCGCAGAGGCATTCTACTTCGTAGACGGAAAACCGTGCGGGGCTCATCGGCCACCTCGCGTGCGCGTCCATTCATCCTCTGGGAACATGGCGGAGAACGCGGCGTCATAGCGCTTCTGCCCCATTACTCGGACCCTGGTGGCGCGCCGGTGTTGCTCGATGAGGATATCGACGGTGCGCTCAATCACGTGCGCTACGTGCGCTTGTTCCACGTCCGCGGGATGTGGCGCAGTGGGAGGCTGTTCGCTGGCTCGCTTCATACGGATCTACCTCCGGCGACGCGCCTCCTGGGGCCGTGCTTCATTTCCTTCAGCAGAGCGGCCGCGCTGAATCGGTAGACGACCTCCGCGTATTCGCGCAGCGCCTCGGCCATCTTCGCGCAGTTGGTGCAGAGTTCTTCCGTAGCCCAGCCACAGCTGTTATCGCAGGCCCGCTCATGCGTGCATTTGCAGACTCGGCACTTCATGACGCGCCTCCAGCTTTTGCCGTCAGGACCTCGACTGCCTCCCGGTCCGTTTCCTTATCGAGCGCGAAGTTCCAGTGATAGACTCCGCCGCGTTCCGTTGGATCCTTCCAGAAGCCTGCCCTTGATGGAGTCCAGCGGCGCGACTTTAGGTAGTCGACGATGAGATGCTTTAGCCGCTCGGCCTCGGGGTCCGTCAGGCTATCGAATGCTCTGGTCCAGTGACTAAATCCCCCGTCGCACGGATCTTTCCAGAAGCCGTTTCCGTTTGGTATCCACCCGCGCAATTTCAAGCAGTCCTTGATGGCGTTCTGCAGTTGGCGGCCGCGGACTACTTTCTTCTCTCCGTTTCCCGGTTCGTAATGTTCCACTTTTTACGATCTCCTTTTTTGTTGACACCTTCATTTCAGTCCCCTTCTCATATTTCAGTCCCCTTCTCATCGGGGAGCCGCCGGATTTGTAGAGCTGCCCGAAGGTGTCAAGCTATCAATCTCCTGATGCCGCACGAGCCTTCTGTCCTCTCGCTACAAACTGATCGATCACTGACTGATTGAAGCCACTCGTCGCAGCTTGCTTCATGCGTCGGGATCCCCGTGGGCGCCACATGCCTCTGATTCTTCCGCTTGGATTCACACGGCTTTCGCTCTGCGCTGCATACCCGGCGGCATAGCAAGCAGCGTATCGCTCCTCGTTCGCCTTCGCGCGACCTGGAGCTATATACCTCTCCGTGTCTGGCCGGGGCCTGCGCGTTTTCTTCGCTCTTTTTCTCGAAATACCCAACGGGCTGCTCATCGTTCCACTCTCCTTTTCGTTTGAAGCCGCCCGAGCGCCCGGTTTAGCTTCCAATCAAAACCGAGCGCCCAGCGGCTCGCCAAGTTTCACTTACGCTCTGGTTAGCTCCACACCTCCTTTGTAAAATTCTTGGGTGTTGAATCTCATGCTGCCCCTTGGGGTTCGGAGTTTCCGATGGAGCGGCGAGTGTTTGTGTCGGGCCCCGGCGCGGGCAGCCGCATCATGCGCCACAGTTTTCCGTTCTCATCGGTCCACGAACCGTAGCGCAGGCGCAGGCGGCGCGTGATCTCGCGCGGCAGTAGGCCCTCGAATGGCTGGATCACCTCAAGGCACTTTATTGCCCGCTCGCGGCTCTCTGCCGCCGTCAGTGGAGACCTAAACCGGTAGTACGCTGTGGTAAGTTTACCCAGCCCGGTTTTCAAGAGCCTTCGTTTCGCGGGATCGAGCGCGATTCCGTCCGTTATCTCTTGCCATCTGTCGTCGTTCATTCTGTCGGCTCCTTCAGTGCGTCGATCTCCTTCCAGAGTTTGTCGTCTTTGGCAAGCTCAACCATTGCAGCTTTCAGATAGTCGTAGACCTGCTTGTCGAATCGACCGACGTGTTCGAGAGTGCGCTTATATATCCGAAGAACCTCCACAAGGTCCTCATGCGCGCGCGCCGCATCCTTCACAGCTTTCTCCTGCTGCTTGATAGCCTCCTCGTCGCGCCAGCTAAAGTAGGCGCCGATGGTCACATCCTCCGCCGTCGATGTGAGTAAGTACGGAACCGGCAATCTGACGCGGGAAACCAGGGTTCTTGTCGCCTTATTTAAATCCGCTCCGCCGCGATCAATAATCCAGCGGCAGCAAATTACCAGCCCCTCAGCCGTCATCTCGCGCGGTGGATTACGCGCGGCGGCGACGGCGATCGCGTTCGCCGCTATCTCTGCGGCGTCGGTGGGCGCGCAATAACCGCGGGCGAAGTGATCGAGCCACTTCTTTGCGGTCTGCGTATAGGAGTGGCCATCGGTCCCCCAGTACGTCACGACCGTAGCCAGCATCTGGTCGATATTCACCGCCGCCACTTTCGACGGAGTTTTCACCACCGCCTTGGTCGACACGGCCTTCGTCACCGGCTGCACGGAGGTAACAGCCGGTTCAGAAGGCCGCGCTTCCGGCGCCGCTGCGGGAGGCGACGACACGACAGCCTCGGCGCGCTT